GATACGGTGCGTGTAAATCGTCTTGAATTCGCCACCGACGAGCGACCGGAACGTAGTGGAAGGGAGAGAGGTAGGGTACGAATTCACACGATTTATACGCTCAGGTATCTGGTGATTGGGGAAAAAACATTTTTTTTGAAAAAAAAATGAAATATTTATAAAATAAATATAAAACACAACTCACTGAGTATCAGTGAGTTGTAAAAAACAATACCGGAACGGTATAAAAAAATAATGCAGCACACTTGCGTAATAAAAAAACATCTCATATGTTCACACGGCCTTAGAGCGGCTCGTCTTTCTAAGGCCAAAAAATAGGGGGTAATTCCCCCGTCAAAAATCAAAAAATGAAGAAGTATACAAATGTTTATTGTTACATAGATGGTCAGCCACATGTAGCTATAGGTTTAATGGCTGGATTGCTTCATTATATAACTCTTAATTAATGACTTTAGGCCAAAAATTAAGAGTACTTAAATGGAGAGTTAGAAGACATCCATTTTATCACATTCCAAAATATATATTGAAATGCCACTAATTCTTATAGGTGTCATAGGCGGAACTCTTCTCGCCTCAGCTTTAAAAGCACTCTTCAATATCGGTTCAACCGTAGCACAAAATCAGTATAATTCACCCAGGGCAATGAGAAACAGGCTGGCGAAAGCTGGCCTTCCTCTTGCCTATATGTATAGGGGAAATGTAGCTACACAAAATCAAGCACCGCAATTAGACATAGACCCACATCTAGGAACGGTAGCTAAACAAGATGCTGGATTAAAAAAGTTACAGCGTGAAGACTTAGGTTTAGATATACAGGCAAAGGGTTTAATGTCTGGAATAAAGGATGATGACGGAGTCGAGTGGAACAATAGAGTAACACGTCTCAGAACTGAGAACTTTATAAAGGAGTATGAAGGCCAGTTAAAAAAACTTGAGTATCAGGTAGAGCGTGAAGCGTTTAGGGAAGGTATTACAATGCAAGCTAAAAGAGAGGCTTTAGCGAAAGCTGCTCAGCAAGTAAAAAATCTGCTTAAACAAGCTGGTCTTATGGAACAGCTTCAAAATATCCGAGGATTCGAGGAAAAATTAAATCAGTCCCTTACAGAAGATTTGGATAGTCTTCCAGATTGGATATCGTCCCTAGCTAAAATTATCCTTGTAGCAACTAAACGCAAATAATAATGTCTAAACGTATTGCACCTTCAGCAACTTTTCCGCAAAGGCAGGAACAACACGCCAATGCAAACTGGATGAATCTTGGATTCAACCACAAAACAACTACTACAATGGGGTTATTAACCCCTATCTTCTGTGAAGAAGTTTACCCAGGTGAAAAAGTAAGATTGAGGACAACAATTAATAAAAGATTTGCTGCCTTGTATCTTCCAATTATGCACCAATGTCTTTACACGATCGATTTCTTCTACGTAACATGCGAGCAGCTCTTTAACGACCCTAGGCAATTTCGCCAATTTATGTCGGAAGACCCTCTTAACCCTCAGGTAGAGTGGGCCTGGACATATTATGCAAGGGCTAAAGCTGTTCATACTGATGGGGTTTTAAATTATTTAGGATTTAATGCACCCCCGGGGGCAGGTACTTTAATTGCTCAGACTGTAGTCGGTGCTATGCCAATAGCTGCCTATATGAAAATTTATGACGAGTATTACCGGAACGATCAAATTCAGTTACCAATATGGCATGGAATCGACCCTGGTAATAATACTACTATCCTTGAAGATCATCTTCCAGGATTCAGAGCAAAAAGGAGAAATTGGCCTCGTGATTATTACACAAGTGCCACAAATACACCAATTCTTGGTGAAAATGTTCTTATTCCTTCATTTGCTACTAATCCCGAAACAGGTGAGTTTATTGCCCAAAAAATATTTTTGCTTGATGGTACAGCACCGGCCGATAATCCATTAACTGCAAAAACTACTGCACCTCTAACTGATGCTCACCTTTCACTAGACAACACTAGCGATGTAGTTTTACAGCTTTCTAGCACAATAGCAGATTTTCGTTACGCAAATGATATGCAGCTATTTTTGGAACGTCATCTTCGTACGGGCGGAGTAAGTGGTTCAACTAATAATGGCGTTCGTTGGAACGACTTCGTAAAAGCTAATTTTGATTGGACCCCTAACCCACTTTATATTGATCGTCCGGTATGGCTAGGAGGTTACCAGGGTGACGTATTCATTCAGGAAGTTATGTCTACTGCGGAAGTAGGTGACTTCACGGTAGGCCAGTATGCAGGTCAGGCTCTTGCAATGGACGGTACTCCATATTTTTCATACACAGCTCCAGATTACGGATTTGTGATGGGAATTTACACTTGTTACCCTAAGGCTAGCTATTATAGCGGCCTGGATAATATGTGGCGTCGTGAATCCAAAATGTCTTATATGTGGGAACAATTCGCTTACATTGGCGATCAACCAATCAAGAATAAGGAAGTTTGGTTCTCATGGTATACATCAGATGCCGCTTGGAACGAAGAAATATTTGGATACCTTCCACAAGGTGCACAGTTCCGGTATAACAATGACATTGTATCCGGTCAGATGCGCACACTTTGGGAAAGCTTCCACTTAGGTCGAAAGTTTACTGCGGCCTCACAGGTAGTATTAAATAGCGATTTCATCACCTGCACCCCTGATATTGGTAGGGTATTCGTAGTAGATGCAGAAGCCGGAGAGCATGAAATCTACATGCACATGTATAATGATATTCAAGTCTTGCGTAAATATCCAAAGAGTGCCATACCGTCGATTCGATGATGATACGTTAATGGGGTTAGCTTGGTCGTGGGTAATACCCGCGGCCTTGCTTCCCGATTACGATTTATATACCCTTAACGATTCAGAACTTCATCATTATGGCGTGCGATGCACCTTTATCGATTAAGTACAAACAACCAATATCAGATGGAAAAGGAGGTTGGATTTATTATTTCCCTGCTGACTGTGGCAGGTGTCTACCTTGCCTTAAAAAACGCAAGGCACAATGGTCATACCGAATTGAAAATGAAATGCGACATTCGGTATCTGCCTACTTTGTTACTCTTACTTACGATGACAATAATTTACCTGTGGGAAATGTTGTGGAGCGAGAGCATCACAAAATTTTTATAGAGCTCTTAAAGCTCTACGAATCATGGCCTGAAATGGCCTCTAGGCCAGATCATTCATATGAAGAATTTATCAGAGCATCAAATAAATTAGGAGAATATGCGGAAAATTATAGATATGATGATTACCCCGTCCGGTATTATGGCGTATGTGAGTTTGGTGGTACTACTGGTCGTGTACATTGGCATTATATCCTTTTTAATATACTTGATAAACGTAATATCGAAAAGGCCTGGCAAGCAGGCTTAGTTCAAATTGATGAATGTAACATCAACACAATAGATTATGTGCTTAAGTATATGATAAAAGATCGTGAAAACGATCAGCCGGAAGGCAAAAAGGAATGCAGTTTCATGTCAAAGGGCATAGGAATGCAGGGAGTAACGGAAGAGTTCATTAAACAAATCTCTGCTCCCGAAAATAATCAGGTTGTAAACTCCCGGGGACATAAATTAGCCCTTCCACGTATATACCGTAAGCGTTATCTTGATAAAGATCAGTTACGGGAAAAAGGCAAAGTAATTAATGAACGTATCGAAATACAAAAGCAGGAGAATGAAAAGCGCACTAGATTATTGGGGCTGGATCCTGCTAAAAATGACGTTGTTTCTAAGGAAATACGTCAGAAAAAATTGAAACAAGCAATTGAAAAACGCAATAAAATATGAAAAGCAAACGCAAATTTCCAGTAGCAAAACCTGAGTTCAATTCAGGTAAAAAACTAACTCAAATTGTACAGACCAGGACACCGATACAGGCACTACAAATGCTTCGTGCCGGTCAGCCTATAGATATAATGCTCGGCTATTTTGTTGATCGTGGCGAAGCCACGAAAGACGTCTTCATGATGGATAGGCTTGAAAAGCTACATCTTCTTGAGGAACTCAAGGAGAATCAACGTCAAATTCAAGAAGACGTAAAACAAAAAATGCGTGAGCATCAAGAATCACTTAATCAACAAAACAATGAGCAAAAACAAGCAACTTCAGCACCAACAACAACCCCGGCCGCGAATGCGCCAGCTGTCTAAAAAGACAGCACCGGATATTGTTGAGCAATTTCCTAATGAAGCAAGGGTAACTCCTGGTGAAAAAGTGGAAGTTCATGAAAACAATCATTGGAAGAATCACGAACTTGAAGTAGTTCGTAAAAAGTATGTCCGGTTCTCAATTCTTATGGAATTACTCAATGATGACCTGGAATTACCAAAGACCGCAACGGTCGAACAATTTGCGTTACGGATTCGTGATCTCGTATACGCTCAACAAAGAGAAGTATAGTTCTTTATTTGATCTCTGGTATGTAAAGCCCGCAAAAGTGCGGGCTTTTTTCATTATAGGATGTTCCTTGTCATCGACAGGACGAATCCATGAAAACAAATGTTCCAAAGGCATAAACACCAGAGAAAACTAGCCCGGCCGGCAATGAGGCCAAAATAAAAATAAAGCTCGCCGCAGGCGGCCATCGGCAGAATACCCGAGCGGTAGCGAGGGAACGAGAAAGCGTTTCTAAAAGAAAGCGCGATAAAAAAGGCTAAAAAGCCTAAAAAAGTATAGAGCAGCCTAAACGCGCGGAAGCGCACAGGCAAACGACCCCCGCAGCTTCAGCAAGGGGGACAACGCCCCCAATCATCAGCAATTAGGATAAGCCTGCGTATCCGATACCGTGCGTGTAAATCGTCTTGAATTCGCCACCGACGAGCGACCGGAACGTAGTGGAAGGGAGAGAGGTAGGGTACGAATTCACACGATTTATACGCTCAGGTATCTGGTGATTGGGG